GCACTGCGGCCTCGATAGCAGAACGAAGCGAAGCAAGGTTATCCGGTAAATCGTTCGCCGTCAGTGACAAGCGAACAGCCATCATACCACAACCGATATCAACACCAACCGCAGCCGGAACCACAGCACCCTTCGTTGCTATAACAGAACCAACCGTAGCACCCTTGCCAAGATGAACGTCCGGCATAACCGCTACATGCTTATACACGAACGGCAAGGACGCTATATTTTCCAACTGCGTGCGAGCATCGGCTTCGACCTCAACACCTTCACACCACATCTTGAGCGGCGCACCACGACCTTGGACGAACTGATAAGCCATTTTATTTTCCTTTGTTTCTTTTTTTACGAGTTGCTTTACTACGAATTGCTTTACTGAACGCAAGATTAGCCTCGGGTAAGGAGTTGAACCAAACCACGTGCTCATCTTTATACACTACACCATATATTCTTTTACCATCGTCAATCCGATCAATAATTTTGATCTTGATGTCCAAGATTCTTCCTTTCTATCGAGCCTCTACATAAAAATCGGGCTTGATATACTTGTTGAGATAATACTTTTTATATCGTTCAACAGCAACCCGTGAAATGCCACGGAATGTTATGGTCGTGCTATCAACAAAATAGACCGACAGATTGTAGGTTTTCACATTAGCCATTTTATTTCTCCACACAGATATACTTGATTTGATTTTGGTAATACCTATCCTGATCGGGATATACACGAATAAGGGCTTCACCCGCCGCTTTACATTTGTCTAGCGAACTAAACTCCGCAGTAATTCCTGCCTTATAATATAAAAGAGCGATTAGAACGTAGGTCATTATTCTTTCACTCCTTCAGGAATCATCCAAATGTTTACACCGTGAACCATAAAGGTCTTGGTGTAGATTACGACACCGACATTACCATAAAGTTCGGCAACAGTCGGCAGAAGTTCGGTGACAGGAACATAAACAGTTTTGTCCAGATTTGCTTCTGCCATTTCTCACCTATTGATTTGCCGAGTCGTCAAAAGCATTGACGTTCGGAACTGTATATTCATTACCAGTCGCAAAGATGACCGTGTCGCCTTCGACAACTTCGGCAACCGCACGAAGGTCCCAAAAGCGATGCCAGAAGTCAGGTTTGCCAAATACCTTGAGGGCGTTATATACACGCTCGTCTTTGAAACCGACAAAGTGGACAGCCATCTATTTATTCCTTAGACGTTCTGGATCAAGATTGTGTTAGGCACATACCAAATGCTGGATGCGGTATATGGACAGGTACTATAATCATAACCCACCCAAATACCAGCACCATAAAGGCTAACATGAAACCGAGCCATCAGTTTACTCCATCAAGAGCCATGATAAGAACGATGCCGAAGATTAGACCGACCGTAACAACACCGAGGGCCATAATCTGAACCATTTTGCTTTCGTCTAACATTTTAGTCCTCACACATATTTGAGACGAATAAAAACATCCGCATTTTTACGAAGAAGTCTAATAAACTCCACTTGCGGAGAATAGAGTTCACCAGTCTTTCTACAACGGACGAGAAAAGGCGAATAGTTCATTTTAGTCCTCCAGAGTGCCAGGAACAACCCAATAAGAGATATCGGCATCGGGATAGATTTCATCCTGAAGCCAGGTGATAGCAGAATAACCGCGGTGACCATCGTGATAGATAGAATAGAAAACTGTCATTTTAGACCTCCGTCAGGATAGCGACAAGTGCCAGAGATATAGGCGCACCGAACAGAACGATAAAGAGAATTACGTCGGACATTAGCGGTTCTCCGCATTAGAGATAAGATCGGGATATAACCACACACAAACGCCGTGCCAAATCAACTGGTGTTCGGCCCAGTTATTGATCTGGGCAATGATGTGAACTGGAATATTATCCATTACTCATTCTCCTGACCAAGTTTATCCGTATCGTATACAACCGACTCTTCGAGAAAGTCTTCACTGGCACGGGCACCAACTACACGGCGAGAGATAATATAACGCTCATACGCTTCACCCTCAAAATCGACCAGAGCCGATTGAGCATCTGCCAGCGAATAATAAACGCCGAGCATATAATCACCTTCATAATCGATACAACCGAAGAGAACGAAAACTTCCATCACTTATCTCCCACTTTGATATTTTTACCAACCGTGAAACCACGCTTCGGACGTTTAGACGATTTCACCTTGGTGATTTTACCACCGTTTTCAGCCCAACGAAGAAGGGCGAGACGCAAAACCACATCTTTGCCGTCTTGGTTTTTGATATGAAAGCGAGTATTTGACATGTTGGAACCTTTCTCGATTATGGGAATATATTAGCACATCGGAACGGAAGGGTCAACCAAAATCGTTTGTCAACGACTGCGACAGGTTGTCGCACCTCAGCTATTGCCAAGCTCAAGGCTCCGGCGCATTTTCCAGACCAGCTTTCTTTCTAGCTGATAAACCCGTGCCTGCGACAGGCCAAGCTCCTCGGCGATGGCATCGATGGTCTGGTTCTGAAAGAAACGACGGACGGCGATGAATTGTAAACGTGGGCTAAGGCATTCGATAGCCCGTTTACAGACAACCTTACGGTCAAGGTCATGCATATTGATAAGTTGGAGAAAAGTTTCGTTTACCATTATCGGACGTCCGTATTGAGGGCAGGAGATAGTTCACGGATAAGCTCACGCTCACGAATATGGGCAGCGGACTTGCCACGCACTACATCATAATAGCAGACCTCGAATGCGTCTGGACCATACTTGCGAATGGCTTTACACAGGGCCCAGTCACGCCCCTCGGTCAAAGCACGATTAACATGCTTGCGCCAGCGACGGAGAACAGACTTGGACACAGCCGACTTGTCTACATACGTCACGCCGATATATTCCAGTCCGTTTACAGACAAGGAATAGATGACATGCTTACGGTCGGTGCGGGCTTTGCGCTTCTTGATCATGGTCACATTATAGCACAATGGAACCGAGATGCAAGCGAAATCGTATGTAAACGGGTGCGACAAGGTGACGCACCCTTAGTCTATCAGATTGGTAGACTGTTTACATTGACTGATTGACAACGATTTTTTGAAATGTCAACGTAACGAGACTCCATTTCAACGCCGATAAAATCTCGACCGTTGGATAAAGCCGCAACGCCAGTGGTGCCAGATCCACAAAACGGATCAAGGACTGTGGAGCCAATAGGCGAGTAAATGCGAATCAGATAAGACATAAGATCCACAGGCTTCACTGTAGGATGGTCATTGCCTTCACCCTTTTCTTTTCTAGTTGCCCTAGGCGCATAGAAATACTTTTGGTGTTCAGGAAGAACCTCGCCAACTATGTTAGAAGGATAACGTCCATTAGGATTGGCATCTTTAGTACCAAACTCTTCCTGTGTGCCTGTAGTCTTACCTTCTTTACCGAATGTTCGACGCTTATGACCTGACGCCACCCAACCTTTCGGTGGTTCTTTCTCCCAAGGCACTCTTGTTGTTTCAGTATCAATTAGACCACAACCCCACTTTTCAAAATTAGCAGCGAGAGAACCATTATAAGGCTTCTGCGCTACGACAATTGGCTCATGAGCAGGCTTTAGTCTGTTATGCTTAGGCATCTTTGTGGTTGTCATCCACATAATCTGGTCTTTAATAGTAAAGCCAGCATCTTCGACATTACATGCCAAACGATGATACAATTCTGGTGAACAAAAGGCAAGACAGAAAGCACCGGGCCGCAAAACACGATACACTTCTTGCCATAATGTTACTTGAGGAACAGAATGATCCCAGTGCTCCATGCCCATACCATACGGAGGATCGGTGATACAGGCATGAAAGGCGTTTTCATCAAACTGTTTTAGAACTTGTTCACTATCACCGGAATGTATTGAGAACATTTTGCTCACACTTCTCTCTATCAGGATGTTTAAAGTAATCAGTATATTTTTGGCCACCTTGCTGAACATACATATCTCTCAAATAGAAGTCAAAGCCTCTATTATAGATATCAGCTTCTTTAAAGCGTGGCTTATACTCATCATGAATTTGATACATTTTATCTAACATCTCATCATACAACATCGAATGTTCTCTTGATAAGACATCACCGCCAAAAAAGATTGTAGTGGAATCATACTTCTTGGAAGAAAAGATATAGATCAAATCTTCTTTAGGTTTGGCACTATTGAATACAGGACAGACTCCTTCGGAGGATTTACATTCAATATTGACGAGTTTGCCATTATGCTTAACCTGAAAGTCAGGATTGTTGTTGTTACCATTAGGCTGATAGATAAACTCACCATCTTTCAATGTGGAGTATTTAGGTCTTTCGATAAACTTGTGTTTAAGTAATATTTTCTTAACACGGATTTCGTGTTTGGACTTCTTATAGCTGCCGGAATCATACGGCATTTTCAATATATCAAGAAAGAAGGCTAACATGATGTGATCCTCTCCAGCGAGATTATGATAAACATTATACATGGATGGATAGAAATGTCAAGAAAAAAGGGTGCGTTGGAATGTCGCACCCTCGTTTACAATCAATGTTCGTAAAACTCGTCCACTTCGTCGTAATCGTCAACATGTTCCATCCACGCCTTCGTTAGATTCCGAATAGGACGCTTCTTGGCCATGTCGGTCTGCGGACGCTCAATTCGCTTTCCGCCATACTTCTTGTCCTCTTCATATAGGTCAACATAGAGAGGATCGATCTTGCGAGTTGGAGTCTTATTTTTCATAGAATGATGTCCATGTTATGTTGGTAGCAGACCTTCGAATGCTTCACTAACGATTGCTGGCGTTAGATATGGCACCTTTAGATCCTTTCTAATCATATTAGCATACACCTCGGCCTCTTTTGGCTCCAGTGATTCCAGAAGCTGAATCAATAGTTCCACTTTGCGCTTTTCAGTCAAAGCAGGAGGACACTGAGGATGATCCTTCACAAAAAGATATACACGGCGCAAGGCGTCAGTGATATGATTATAAGACATACCTGGCGGCACATCTTCGCTCTTGTATTCTGGGATTTTCTTGATACAAAAT